TACCGAATCGGCAACGTAGCTGTGGTCATGTATGTTGTGGTAATTTCGTTTGCGGTGTTGAATGGATGGCAAACGATATATTGACCATTGATAATAAACCCACAGCGGACCGATCCCACGCCCAGCCACTCAAAGTCCATCCACAGAATCTGCGGGTGCGTCAGATCAAGAGTCAGGCCAGATGCGCCTGTGCCATCGAGCTTGTCGCCGTTCCAATCAGCCTGATTCACGGTCCGCGCATCGCTGACCGAGCCAGATGCATATGAGCGCAAGACAAACGAGTTGACGCCGCCAGTACGCTGAAAAAACACACCATTTTGTGTGTTGAAGTAGCCGACCTTTTGATTCAGATTAGCACTGGTGCTGTTTGACATCAAGAACGTGGCCAAGACCAAAAGTCCTTTACCTGGTTGGTAAAGCATATTGCGATACGTCTGACGGACCACGGAGCCCACACCACCTGATGTCACAGACATTGCCACAGAAGACTGGTTGGTCACAAAGGTAGATGATCCAGTTCCTGATGTTGAAGTACTGAACTGATTGTCTGCTGCGTATCGATTCTGGCTGTCAAACAGGGAATAAGGTGTGCTTACCCGCAAACGGCCAAAAGCGTCCGTGTTAGTGCCATCGATTGAGACAGGAAGAGTTATTCCAGTGGTGTCCATAAAGCCTCCGCCATCCCCATGCCATGCATATGCCGATTCTTTGTCTTCGGTAACGACGGGAGAGTACGTGTTGTTGAGTTGAAAGATGATCTGCTCAAGCGAGCGAACCAGTTGGTTGAACTGAGACGGGTCGTATGTGGCAGACGCATTGGGAAGTCGGACATTGGTGATTTTGCTCATCTCAATCCATCCGGCTGGATGTCAACACGCAACGTTCCAAATCGCCAATTGGTGTCTATGTCACTGCTCTCGATACGCAAACTGATCTGTCGTCCTCGGGCCCGTGTATCTACCTTCTGCGTGTTCGGAGCAATCACATACGGATCAAGTGAGCTTGGGCTTGCTGTGGCCTGTGGGTACGGGCGCAACAGCAAATGAACAGTCAGGTTGCCTTCTTGGTTCTTGAAGTCAGGGATGAATCGCTTCATGAACAGCATTTGGTCACCGTCGCCAATGTCAAAGTAGCCAGACTTGACGTATGCAGTGATCGCCTCTCCGTTGCCGTTCTTTCCATCTTCCTGGTTGTAGATCAAAGAGCGTCCAGCGGTCAGGCCGTTGATGGTGCTGATTGTGGCTTCGGTGCTCTCTGGGAAATACTGCGCCGCAGTGGGTTTGCTGTATGTGCCTAAATCTGTCCATGCAGTGCGTGCCATGGTGCCAATGGACCAGACGTTTTCCAAATAGTTGAACGTGACATAGCGGTCAATGTAGTCCGATGTGTACGAGCAGTACCACCATGTGACCTCATTGAACTGTGTATTAACGCCAATGGTCACCTTGGTGTTTTGAACAACGTTGAGGTCCTTGAAGACGTAGTCTTGCACAGTACAGGCAAGCTTCTTCACAGTACCGTCAAACATGAAGAACGCATCCTTGCCCATCCAAAATGCCACGCCATTCACATCAGCAGAGGCATGTGGGCCAATCAAACCGCAGTTCGCGCCTAGTTGTTGAAAGCCGAAAGTGTAGGGCGGACCGATGTATTGCATACCATGCAACGCAGTATCTGTCCAAATGAGAATCTGACCCCTGGAACGTTCGCCAGACACAATGTGGTTGCCGTCCGTGAGCCGTTGGCCGCCAGCCGTGTTTGTCGCACTTTCAACAAAGTTGTTGATGTTTTCTTGGTCGGAGAAGCGAACAAACATCGGGTCCTGTGTGGACGGAGTGCCAATCGTGGACTCCGTGCCAAAGCACACCAGGTGTCTGTCTGGGGTAGACACAAGTGCATAGGTGCTCTTCGTGGGAGCACCTGAAATGGCCGTCGCGCGCGTGGTAATTCCCGCACTTGTGTCAAACAAATAGATGCCGCCATTGACGAGCTGACACACAACGTCTTCGCCAAAATTGTCAAACTGCCAGACTCGCGAATCAAGGGCCACGGAAGTAGACGCCGGCCTTGGTGTTCCCCAGGTGCTCGCGCCCCACGTTCCAACGCCCCAGCCATAGTCAACCGCACTGACAGCAGTACCGACGTTGATTTGGTAAGCAGCATTTGCGCTGCCCACAGCATTAGCTGTGGATGTTGCAGCGGCAGGAGAAATGATGGTGTACTCGTTGGCGTTTGTAATTACTTGAATTTCAAATTCGCCCGTCAGACTGGCGTTGGAGATACCTCCTGGGTTTCCCGTCACACTAGAGAACGTGACAAAGTCCCCTGCAATGCAACCATGCGCGGTGTCATTGACGGTAACGGTAGTGAGCGTATTGACCGTGTCAAAAGTGACTCCAACGGCCGTTCTGCGAATAGGTGTGACATCCCCCCACAAAGCGCCATACAACGCATATAGCTTTCTGTTGGTGCCCACAATCATGTAGGGCGCGCCATCCAAACCATTCCAGGTATATATCTCACTGACCATGCCAACTAAGTAGGCAGCAATCTCATTAAACTGGGTCCAGACTCCTGTCTTCTCAGGCAGGCCATAGCGAAAGCGCACGTAGTCCGAGTCAATCCAGCCGCCTTCTGCGCCGTACTCGGTATTTTGTTTGTCTACACCAGGTTTGAGAACTATTCGTGCAAGTGCCATGATTATTTCACCGGACCCCCAACAATCCATGCATCGCAGGTGCGAGAACCCGCGCATTTGAAATCAAACAACTCGCAGTATCCTAGTTTACCGGAAGCAATCACTTCCGGGGCGTAACTTTCGCCCTCTGGCTCGTCACCTTGGATTCCTTTGGTCATGCATTCCATCATCTGGGGCGTAACAATAAAAGCAGAGCAGTTCCCACAACGGGACTTCTTGGCTTCTACTGGGGTCACTTCCCACATAGATGCCTTTTTGTCCCAAAATTCCGTAGAGGGCTCTTCAGGGTTCAAGGTGCCGTAGCCGTACTCTTTGATCGCATGGTTGCGGTTCTTCAGATTCAAAGAAACATCCATGGTCGAAGTAGGACAGGACTTCATCCCGCCTGCATAGGACTTTTTGATTTCTTCGCCAATAGCTGCTTTTTGGACTTTCATGGCCTATCTAAACCCCGCTGTTTTCTTTGCAATCTTCTTTGGTTGAGCCACAAACTGCTTTCCGGCCGCCTTACCTTTGCGCTTGGCCTTGGTCGTAGCTGCATATTCAGCAGGAGACAAAGACTTGATAGCTGCCTCAGGGAGATACCTCTCACCTGTTTTTGACGAAGGCTTCCCCGACTTAGTGCGCCACTTCTGGTCGCCCCAGTCTTTTAGGGATTTCTGTGGGGCTTTCAATCTCGGTAGCCTCCGCCCGCCGCTTTGTACTTCTTGGCCACAAGCTGGGCTTTCCTGGCCGACCACTCTCCAGCGCCAGTGCCCTGTGTCGCAGCGGCTTTTACCTGAGACACGATCTTCTTGCGTAGAGTTGGCTTTGTGTAGTTGCCCGCAGCGTTAACAGTGGATTTTTTAAGTTTTGCTTTCACGTTAGGCTACCAATCCAGGAACATATTGTGTTTTACCAGCGACCTTCATGGCGGTCAACTCTTGCTTCTTAAGGTTATCTGGGGCATATGAGACGTGCACCCAGCCGGAGTCGGGTATACCCGGGGTATAGAACTCCAGAATCAATTGCGTGTATTCCAAATTGTCCATGATCCACTGCGCAAGCTCTGCATTAGGCACACCTGGAATTTCTATATCGGCCGCTTGGCCCTTGCAATGGTCTGAGGTACGACTTCCGCCCACAGCAGCATTACTCTCAGGACTGCGAAATCCTGAGTTCACCTTGACGCCTTTGCCAAAGTGATCTCGCACAGGTTGGAGAACGTTTTCGCACAACAAGCGCAGGCTTTCTGTTTCGGCTTCTCCGGGCGTGTTGTCAAATCCCATGCGCAGGGCTGTCTCAGATTTGGTCAGTTCATGTAAAGAAAAATTAGCGGTCAATTGGGTCATTTCATGCTCCTTACTTTTTCGTATTGGTCGATGCAGGTGTTGAGACTGCGGATGGCTTGGTCGCCTCGGCTGGTGAGATCGACAAGAGCTTGAGCAACTCGTCCGTCAAGCTCGGCTCTTGTTTCTGTATCTCCGCTGGGAGCGGGGGTATCTCCGGCGGCTTGTACGGAGCACTCGGGGGCTTTGACAGGAATGAACAGCTTGCGCTCACCAGAGGCAAGATCAGTACGAAGCTTAGTTTCTTTAATGCGTGCAACATCGTTGGCTTTCCTCAAAGTCTGGGCATAGGTTTGAGCGACCTCTGCCATGCGCTGTTCTGTCTCCCGTGCCTTGGCATTCAAGGCAGCGATCTCAATCTGCTGCCGAGCGTTCTCGTCTTGCTTGCCCTTGTAGTAGCCTCCTGTGCAACTGGCCATCAGCGCCAGCAGGATGCCCAACAGAACGTACGGGTTGAAGATACTCATGGCTTGGGCGGCTCGTCAATGTCAGTGGACTGTGCGCTGGCCACAGCGTTGGCCACGGCCTTGATCCCTGAGCGGCCAGCCACGCCACCCAACACGCCGGTGATGAACACCATGGTGGTCGAAATCTGGCGGGGGTAGTTTGTTGCGATTGG